TTCATTTAATCCTCGTCGTCATCATCCTCGTAGGGTATGCGATCCACGCGGTCGGGGATCGATGGCAGAATCCAGTCAGGGTAAGCGTCTCGGTCTTGAATGATGCTCAGGCATAAATCAACTGCAAAACCTGCACGGCGCAATGCGCGATACATCTCATGCAGGCTGATAGCCCATGCATCTAACTGTGAATAAGTATCGAGATCGATGACTTTCTTTCGTGCCATGTCAAAAATTATCGCTCTAAGAGGATGTTATAAATCTCATCGACACGCGAATTAAGTCTTTTAATTTCAGATAGCAAGTGAGTAATCACGTAGCCTGCAAGGCCACCGATGACGGCTAGGCTTGCAAAGTAAAGCGTGATGAAGTCAGTTGTGTTCACTTCTTCTCCACGGTATCTACTGCGGCCTCAATGGCATCAACGACAATATCGGCAACGGCCTTCTTAGCACGGTAAGACTTGATAGCAGTACGGATGACCGGGATCGCTATGAGTCCAAGAGTTGCATAGATAATTGCTTCCATTATTTTCCACCTATCATCGGGATATTGAACCAAGTAGAGTCTTCATCGCCCTTGATAGTAAAGCTGAAATGCGCATGGTGATTATGCTTATTGATCCCATCATAAGGACGCCAAGACCAAGCCTTCTTAGATGATGCGATCTTTCCGTCAAAGATGATGTAACTGATTCTTTTATCGCCAGACTTTGCAAGGAGTCGAATCTGATCGACCAGGTCAGGCATGATATCGGGCTTCCTGCCTTTGCCTGCAAGGTCGCGGTCAACATCGATGGCACGTACCCATCCTTGTGCATCTGGATTATGATCAGACTTGCGCGCAGCGTGTCTTGTATCGCCGATCCAGCCGTCCGAAGTTCGATCTCGACCGGGGAATGCATCATCAATCTGTTCTCTAAGCTGGATCGCTGAGCGACTTAACCGCGGCTTCACAGGTCACACACTCCCATCGCTTTAGATCATTAAGTACCAATTCTGGATGATTGCAAGGCGTAGGTGCAATAAATGCATCATCGATTGGATCGTAGGTATAACCAATACCTGCATAGTTAAATCTTATATTACTGTTGTAGCTTGTCTTAACCCATGTACCACCTAGGTTATCGATTAGCCATTGATAGCCTTCATCTCCTGCTGGATCATTATTATCACCAACGAGAACACGAATGACTTTATTGGTGTCGTCTAATTCTGCCCAATGTGACATTAGTCCACCTGCGCCTTCGTGTATCGAACGATTACAAGGCCAGATCCACCTGCGCCAGAACCTGTGAATGTAGAACCATTGAAAGATCCACCGCCACCGCCGGAACCTGTGTTGGTTGCACCATTATTGATACCGCCACCATTGCCGCCGCCGCCAAGGCCGCCTGTGCCGTTGCTGCCAGAACCGCCAGAGCGTTGGTCTGAACCGCCACCGCCGCCGCCTGCGTAGTATCCGCCAGAGCCTGTAGAAGTTACAGTTGCTAGTGTTGAATAAGTGTTGTCTCCATTGCCGCCATCTCCTGCATCTGAAAGAGTTGCGTTAGTGCCTACTGCAGTTGCACCACCGCCACCACCTGCCTTGGAATATGTAATTGGCTCTGTTGATAAAGCGCTTGTACCTCCGCCAAAACCTTGGCCAGTCTCGCCAGTTCCACCGACGCGTGGCACGGCTCCTGAGATTGCACTATCGACGCCACCGCCACCGCCGCCAGAGCCTCCATTAGTTCCAACTGTGTTCCAGTTGCCACCACGTCCGCCGCCTGTAGATGTGACTAGAGATGCAAAAGATGAATCGATTCCGCTAGTACCTGCGGCTTGACTTCCAGAGGCTGCCCCATTACCACCGCCACCAATAGTTACATTATGATTTGCAACTGAAATACTTTGAGACGAGACAAATCTAAAACCACCAGCTCCACCGCCTCCTGCGCGATCTCCACCAGCTCCACCTCCGCCTGCTATAACCAAAAGATCAGCAACCAAAGAGGTTGTGCTAACTCCTAAAGTTCCATTGCTCAAAAAGGTACGATAGTAATAAGTAGCGTCAGAAGTCAGCGTGCCACCCGTCACTACAGGCTTAAGTGGCACAGGCGGAGAAAGAACTCCAGCAATCGTATTCGCAATCATTACGCAATGGCTCCGACGACATACCAAGTATCTGTGCCTGTTTTAATGCACGCTGCGCTCTTATATTGAGCGAGAAGAGGTTGAGCAGCTGTTGCGCCAGCCGAAAGAATTGCAGTTGTGCCAGAAGTTACTGCCTTGATCGTGCAAGTTCCTGTGCCGATGTTGAGGACTGTAATAACTGTACCAATTGGGAATGCTACTGAAGCATTGGTAGGGATGTTGAAGGCAATGGCAGTGGACTTGTTCATGATTTCTAAGACTTGATAAGCGTCAGATATGGTGGCCGTATAGTCAACCGTGTTGGCAGCGCCAATAGTGTAGGCAACTAGGCCGTTATAGTCTGCCGCCGTAAAGATGTCGCCTGTTGTCGCTGGAAAGCCTTCTGCCATGATTTTCTCCTAGTATCCCATTATGGATTGTCCGATTATACCGTAAGTCGATGATCCGATAATGAATCCTTCGACTATAGGCTCAAGTGTTGTTACTGTGCATTTCATACTATTAGGGGTTATGTCCCATGCTAGGCCTTGAACCTGCAAAGTCTTGACGATGGTTGATCCGTCTGGCTGGACGTTAGTGATCTTTACATTGTCAAAATAATCCAGGCCGATCATTGTGTCAGTTGGTACTGCCGTGTCCAATAGATCGACGGTCATGGCATCGATGCGGATGGTTGTCTCAGCTCTAGTTGCTACATAAATCTTGGCAATATCTAGGACTTGAGCATCGGTCTGAGGAATCATGTCTGTGACTGTTGTGCCATGAGGGAAATATCTAGCCGATGAATCAACGTTTACTGCCGTCTGTGCCGTGCCGCCGATACGGGTCATGCTGGCTTGATTTATGATGAGTTTGTCATCGAAGGCGTAGCGAAGGTCTGAGTAAGGAATGCCAGTTGTCTGGTTGAATTCGATGGGCGCAGCAGCCAAGGAACTTACGACGTCGTTGCGATCCTTGAATTCAGCAGTTCCATCTGTACGGATAAAGAATGCGCCCTGCTCTGCGAACTCGGCTGCTTTCAGAGCTGCTAAGGATGATCGAGATGTCCCCGGGTCTGCCTGGACTGTCGTCGATCCTGTGTCAGTAATTCTCATCGATGTAGGGAATGAGACCTGATCTAAAATCTTGGTAATGCGTGTGCCAGTTGTCTGGCCTGCAGTTGCATCGGTTACTGTCGAGACGTTAGCCATCTGAAATAGACGGAATGCATCTGAGCAGACAATATCGACATAGCCGATCTCTTGGCCAGTTGGATAATAATACTTGTACGAATCAACGTAACCCGAGAATAGAAAGTGTTGAGTCGTGGCAGTAGTAGCTGCTACACGAATCTTGCGAAGTGGAGTCAGATAGCCAAAATAGGGACTAGACACGTTCTGAGGGTTGAAGTATGAGTCTGGGTCTAAGACTCGAACTGTGCAATTGCCAGTCTCGTAGGTATCGCGCATGATGCTACGGCCACGGCTGATCTTGATCGAGCGAGTAACGCTACTGAGATCGACTACTGGATCAGGCACTTCTGTCGATGCGAACTGAGATACTCCGATAACGCCGTTGATAGGGTCGCCAATAGTAAACGGATAGCCGAAAGTAGCGCCTTGGCTAAAGTCGAACGATACCGAAATAGTGGCAGGAAGACTCATAGTGCAATAGCGCCCTTAGCGCCGAAGCGGTTGGTCGATGCGAATGTGCCAGATAGTGAATCGTTTACCTGCTTTTGAGTAATTGCTCCAGTTACTACATCGCCATCGAGGTAAACCTCAACATTGACTGCCGCTTGGTTAGCGCTTTGGAATGAATTGACTGCTGCCATCAATTCCATCTGAGCATCCGAGAAGGTCGATGATGGAGCCACCGGGGCAGTTTGTAATTGTGCTACAGATACGCCCAAAGATGAAGCCGTGTAATTGAGTAGTTCAGTAGGTAGCGTCCAGTTGCGATAAGGGTTTGGAGCCTCTGGGGTCGTTATCAATAATTGACGAAGATGATTCTGGCGCTCAGTTGCAGCTTCTAACTGATCCGATAACTGAGTGGCTAAAGTTGCGTTGCCTTCAAGGACGGATTTTTGCAATAGCAAAGATAGCCTATCTGTTTCGCTGATTTGACCTTTAAGGGCTGCCTCGATGCTGATCGCTTCTAGGTTAAGAGTCTTAGACGCCTTATTAAGAGCATTCTGCTTCTTTTGTGTATCTAAGTTTTTCTTCTGCACCGATAACAATTCTTTAGCGCGCTTCATGGCGTCAGATTCGACCTTTTTGCGCTGGGCTTCTTGCTTCTGCAAGGTGCTTATGCCTAGGACATTGGTACTTGTTAAAGGCTGAGCGTTACGTGCAGGGTCAAAGATAGCCCTTAAGCGTGGATCATCGCTACCTGTGGCCGATGGTAATAACTTGATAACTTGAATGAAGCGTGAGACTGAGCCAATGGCATTAGAAATACGCTGTGCAATCGAATCAATTTTATTAACAAAATCGGTCACATCCTTAGAGTCTGTCACGGTGATCAAAGCATCGATCAAGCCCTTGCCAATGGTCTCGCTGGCCTCGCTTGTTGCAACGGCAAGCAAGGACATCTGTCCTGCATAAGTCTGTAGTTGAGCTGAGTTCGCTCCACCGAATAAAGTATTAAGGCGAGCCTGAACATCTACATAACTAGATGTAGTCAATTCGGCCTGAGTCAAGCCTAAATTATATTTTCTTAAGCCTCGTGTATTGCCTGTATAGGCTCGACCGATATCTTGTGCAACGGTAGAAACATCGATGCCAGTAGCGGCTGCAACATCTAAGGCCTGGTTGAGAATCTTCTGAGACTCGGTAACTGAGCCCGTGATCTGCAATAGTGCCTGCATCGATGGACGAAGCTCAGAATCTGTGACGCCTGATAAGCGAGATAACTTCTGAATATAATCTTCAATGGCTGGAGCCTCGAAGGCTAACCCTAAATTCTTAACTGCCATTGCAAGGCGAGTAGCCTCACGCTGATCCTCAATGAAGGCGCTCGCTGCGTTCTTAGTAAACTTTAGAAGTTGCTGCGCTCCGAATACTGCTGCAAGGCTCTTGCCTAATTTCTTGACGTTGTTGTCTAGTGCGCTAACACTTTTGCTCGTGTCGCTAAATGCCTTCTTGCCTTTGTTTTCGACGACAATCGGAATCCGTAATTCAGCCATTGTTATTGCCTTTCGCGTTAAACTTAGCGGCGGCCTTTTCTAGGGCTCGGATCACTCCGACCTTAGCCTTGCCTTGATCCTGATCGTAAGCCTTGAACATCGCACGGCCTTGCATCTTGTTACGGCCAGCGAATGATCCTTGGAATCTTGGTGAGAAATTGCCAGTTATTCCAGACTTACGTCCGGCGGTTTCAACAATCGCACCTGCTGCAGTCTTGTTGTGAATCGATACTGACTGTGACCATCCTTGGCGATTAGGCTTAGTAGGCGTGAGCTTGTATCCAATTCCTCGACGAGCCTCGGCTGCATCGTACATTGGGAACTTGGCAGTCTTTACTTCATGCTTTACGAATCCAGATGGAGCCTCTGAATTTGATGGTAAAAATCCTCTAGCCTTCTTTACGATTGGCTTAAGAAATCCCACCATCTCATC